ATTAATTTATCTGCGTCTGGAATTATTTTCAGTGATTCCAGTGTCCAGACCACGGCGGCAACTGCATTCACTGGTGGTGCTGTTACTTCTGCTGTGTATTGGCAAAATGGCACAATCAACACTTCTCTGAACAATGGCTATTTTCTGGTGCAAGATTCTTCCAGTGGTGCTTATGGTGTACTGTATCAGAATGGGTTAGAAGTTGGTGATGGTACGAGTACTTTATACATCCACGCTCAAGGAATTACTTTTGCAGATTCCAGCGTCCAAACCACGGCAGTTAATGGTTCACTCTACTTGCCACTCTCTGGTGGCACTATGTCTGGATCTCTTACGTTGGGTGGTGATATGAATCTTGGTGGCTACAATATCACTGATGGTAATTTCAATTCTTCAGCAGGACAAGTTAACTGCCAAAATTTGACACTGACCAATGGAGATTCTGGGGTCATCACCTTCTCAGACGGTAGTGTCCAGACCACGGCTGCGAGTGGTGGTGGTAGCGCTGATTACAATGCTGTCTCGTATTTAAGTTTCTGCGTTAATCTGGCTTTTCTCTTTCAGCCCGGGTCTTGGAATTATTACAGCACTCCCAATCAATTCCCTTTCGCTTCTGGAAATCTCAATCAGTACTCTTACATTGGTCTGCTCAATAACATTGGCGTAACTCAAGATGGAGTGAATTTTTATCCTTTTGATTCCATCACTGCTGGTAGCGTAACTTTCCAAGCATCTACTTTTACATCATTTGATAATTCTAATTATATCTATCTGGCTTTCAAAGATTCTTCTGGCACTTGGCACACTGCCACTTCCTGCATCATTTTTTCTCCATAATTATGGCAACTCCTCCTCCTCCTCCTCCCAAAAAACCTTTGCTTCCACCACAAGCAGTTTCTGGTATTCGTGATTACAAGATTCCTGCTGGTCAGACTGTCGTAGTAGTGAATGAAAAGAATGTCGTGACAATGTTTAAAAGTGTCGTAGCAGATTTTCGTATTTTCACGCAATGGACAGTTAATCTCTATCCAGATGAGACCACTGCACAAACTGCGATCACGACTAACAAGTGGATTTATAATCCACCTACTACCCCTTCCAAATAATCTACGCATATGAATTATCTCATTACATTCCTCATTGGTGTCCTGTTTGGTGCTATCGCTGGCATCTTGGCTTATCGTAACAATCAAGCCAAGTTGGAGGCTGAAGCCAAAAGCGTTGAAGACAATCTCAACAACGATAAGGCAAAAGCCAAAGAGTTGTTGGACGCTCTGAAAGGAAAATAAGATGAAGTGGGTACTTCCATTCATTGTCGCATTAGCGCTGGCTGGTTGTTCCCTTTTCCATCCATCTACGTCATCCTTGCCACCACAGCCAGAAGCACCAACTTCTGGTGGTGTGGTGAAGGAAGTAGATGATAGCCAGACAACGTCTGATTCCAAGTTGTCTGCATCCATTGCAGAAGCACGTCTGCAAAACAAGAATGGTCAGCCAGCCAAAGTGGAGGCTGAATTGAGTGTGGCATCTTCCTTCCTGCCACCACCTAACGCCAATGATTTGGCAGAAGCACACGCTCGTGCAGAGCGTATGAATCCAGAAGAATACCAGAAAGCCATCGCTTATGGTATGGCTCTGCAAAAGAAGATAGACGATGCTTGGAGCAAGATGGAGGCTGACACCAAGGAAGCACAGCGAATCTCTGCTTTGAAAGACCAGCAAATCATTGAATTGAAAAAGCAAATGGAAGACGTGAAGCGTAACGCAGATCGTAATCTTTACACGATGTGTGCTGTGGCTTTGCTGACCCTTGGTGGTCTGGCTATGGCTTTCAGCAAGTACGTGGCTGGTGGTAGTTTGATGGTGGCTGGCACTATCGTTGGTGCTGTACCATATCTCCTCGATTCTGCGTGGTTTGTCCCATCGATTGGAATTATCGCTTTTGTAGGATTGTTTGCGACCACTTGGCACATTTTCAAACAAGATGCCAAAAAAACGTCCTAAAGTAATCTGGCGCAAGTTAGGCAAAGAGAATTGCTGGGGTCAAGCGACCAACGATACTCGCTATCCACTTATTGAAATAGATCCAAGGCTTGGAGCGAAACGAGCGCTCGAAACCTTGTGCCACGAGCAACTGCACATCTCGTTGCCAGATTTTTCTGAAAAGGAAATTGATAGGCTGGGCAAAGAAGTAAGCGATACGCTTTGGAGGCAAAACTATCGCCAAGTACTTTTACAGAAACATAGCACTCCAGTACGCATCACCAAATGAGTGCTTCACCAGTTGATCCAGAGCAAATGCAACCAGCCATTAAGGATGGCTTGATTGCTTCCTTGGTCGCTGGGTTATCAATGACAGCGAGAATTCTGCTGAGTGCAGAGCCAGTTAGTTTCTTTTGGGTACTACGCAGGATTATCTCAGCCTCCATAATCGGTCCAATCGTTGGCTACTGCATTCAAGATCACATCACATCCAATGGTCTCAAGATGGCTTGCATCTCCATCGTTGGATATTCAGCACCAGAGTGCTTGGATTTTCTATTACGCTGGGTAAAAGCCAAAGGAGAAAAGGAAGTAGCCAAAGTACAAGGAGTGAAAAAACGAAATGGCAAAAAACGAAAAGCAAAATGAATTCAATTTGTTGCTGGCAGTTGCTCTTATGGTTTTCTCGTCAGCAGTTGCGTCATTGTTTTCTGCATACATTTGTGAATTCGTTTTGGATTCTTTCGATGACAGTAGTGCAATGGCTCTATTAATAACTGATGCTGGTGTGAAAAGTGATGATAAGCACTTGGAGAAGAATTTAACTTCAGCCACCATTGCTTTGAAAAGTTGTCGTGATCTGGGGGTCGTGCTTGGGATAGGGTCGTTAGGGGTAGGTTTGGCAGTAGGAATTCGCATAAAAAAATCCAAGGATACCCCAAAAGCATAGGGGTCTGGCTGGGCATTTTTTGCATATTCCTTAAGGAATCTGCTGGTTTTACCCCTATTGAGTGGGGTATGAAAAAAACTTTAATTAAGGCATTGACGATATGAAAAGCCTGTGATTGTATGATCACATCAACCTAATACCACATCACTCCAATGAAAAAATACTACGACAATCAAAACGCATACAAAATCAAGACCACCAATGGTAAGCGATCGCTCCAGAGTCGTGTCTGTGGAATGGATCTTGAATTAGCCACCAAGGTTTTGAATGGTGAAATTGGCATCAACACTGCGATCAAAATGACGATGAAATCAACTGGAATCAATGATGTCTATGAATACTGCAAGGCTCAAGATGATCAAAAATACTTATTCAATGCTGACCCCAACAAAGAAGAATGCAAAGATGGTCGTGGCTGGATGAATGCCTCTGATAAAAATATGACACGCCGAGGACACCAAGGATGAGCGCTTGACACCATAAACAACATCGATCAACTTAACCACATCACTCCAATGACACACGCTCAACAAAAAGCATTACTCAAAAAGCATATTAAAGCCTTTTTGAAACATCAACGCAAAGCCACGCTCGCATTACGTGAGATCACTGAAATTGGCTTACTTGAAAATGAAGGAAATCCTTGGGTCAGTCCAATTTCTGGTGAAGCATCTCTTCAATCATATTCAAACAATGCATTTCAATCTGGCGAAGTGGAAGATACTATTAACGATGCTCAAATAGCATTAAATAATTCTATGATAATAATCTAACTTTCACCACCAAACACCTAATACCACATCTTTCCACCTAACCCAAATACCAAAATGTTCATCAACGCCAAATCCACGCCACCAAAATTAACTAAAGCAGATCAAGAATTCCTGCAAATTGGGGCAAATTTAATCGCCACCTACAAGCATATTGAAAATATGGTTGGTGGTAAAGCACCCAAGAATTCTCCTGTGGGTCGCATCCAAAAGCACTTGGAGCGAGCCATTGAAGAGATTCGTGTTACGCTGGCTCATAACATCCAAAAACGTGAAAATTCTAAAAACAAATAATATGAAGACCACGCTCGCTCTCATCGCTCTCGTAGCCACAGCATATCTCTGCACCATCTTCATTGGTGGTAAAGACATCTACAACTATCTCTACCCAAGCACTAAAGTATCTACCCATAAAAACAAATAATCCATAATCATATGAACGATCTATATTTCAGCAGTTTCAGTATCCATAGTGGTGGCGATGACAAAGAGTATCGCAACTATGATGGTTTGAGCCAATCAGCCTTGAAGGAATTCCTGCGCTCGCCAGCACACTATCAAGCCTACAAATCCCAGCCTAAGGAAAGCACCAAGGCAATGCAAGTTGGCACAGCGTTTCACGCTCTGTGCTTGCAGGATGATCCAGCCAAGCATTTTGCTGTGAAAAAGAAAGTGGATGGTCGCACCAAGGATGGTGCAAAGTACAATGCTGAGTTTGAAGCAGAGCATCAAGGCAAGGCAATCATCACTGAGGAGGACAATGAAATGATTGTTGGAATGCGTGATTCATTGCTACTCCATCCTATTGCTCGTGGTTTTGTCGAGCAAGCCACGTATCGAGAATTGGCGATGTATGCGACAATTGATGGTCTGCATATGCCAGTGACGATTAAGGGTCTGGCTGATGGCTACTGCCAATCGTCTGGTGCATTCTTTGATCTTAAATCCTGCGAAGATGCTTCACCACGAGGCTTTCGCAGTGCCATCTTTGAACGTGGCTACGACATCCAAGATTGTCACTACACTGCTTTGGGAAGAGCAAATGGTTTTGATGTCTTTGGTTTTTATTTCATCGCTGTTGAAAAGAAGCCTCCTTATGCGATTGCGATTTATAATATCGCTCCAGAGTCTCGCCAGAAAACCCAAGAGCGCTGGTTAACTGGCATCAAGGATTTCGCTTGGTGTACTGCAAATAACGTTTGGCAAGGTTACGATATCACCATCAAATCCATTACCCTTTAATATTATGCATCTATCCAATCGTCTCAACAGATCGTTAAATAGGGTACGTGATATCTTGATGCGAGCAAATCGCAAAAATTACGATTTCAAGAAAGCCAGCAAGATGGCTAAAGTATCTGTACCATCAGTAATGCTTTATGCCAAACTGCTTGGCATCAAATGGGAAAACTACAAGCCACGTGGCAAGTATGGTCAACGTTATGGCGCTAACTCAAAAAAATTACCTTTATCAGATGAATGAAGGAAACCATATAAGCATTACTTGCTTTCACGATCTTCTGTCAGAGATTTACTATCTCAATGAGAGAATTATGTGTGGTGATATCATTCACGCAAATTACGCTTTGCCAAAAGCCAATCGCTTGGTCGCACAATATAAACGAGTGCTGATTTCTGAGGGGGCAAAGAATCTGTGGATGGAAGCATCCATTATGTCTGGAGGTTTCATTGGCGTGTCCTATTCGTACGTTTATGATGGTCACGAGATTAAAGGATCACAAACACCACATCGCATTCTATGAAAACCTTGCTGGCATCGCTGTTCTTCACTTCTACGTGCTTTGGGGTAAGCAATGAAAGGATGCTTACTGCCATTGCACTGGTGGAGTCTGGAGGCAATAGGCTGGCAATTGGTGACCATCATTTAGCCTATGGCGCTTGGCAAATGCATAGGCTGGCTTGGATTGATGGGAATCGCTGGCTGGCTTCCCAAGGCTTACCCACTTATCCCATATCCCAATGGCGTGACCCCAAAGCCCAAAAGATGGTGGCTTTAGGGTATCTGGAAGGCTTTAGGAGGCTATTTAAGGCTCAAGGGGTATCAGACCCTACCCCAGAGCAAATAGCCACGTGCTGGCATCTTGGCTGGGCTGGAGCGATGCGATCTGGCTTCCAAGCCTCAGATTATGCCCAAAGGGTAAGCAATTTGGCTCGTTGAAAATAACTGCTTGACGATACACGACCAGTATGATTTTCTTCCATTATCAACCTAACGCATATGAATATCAAAACGTCCAAAATTGTTAGTTTCTTTTCGATCCCAAATCAAAGTTTGGCGATCCACAATCCTTCTGCATATCACAATATTATGAAAAATATTGTCATTCAACGTGGTCGTGGCGTTGGATGCTGTGATCATTGTGGTAATGGAATTGTGCATCACGTTGTTATCCAAGATGAAAATGGAAAAGAATTCTTTATTGGCACTTCTTGTGCTGAAAAAATTGGATGCGATAAAGATCAATTACGTCATCGTCTTACTGATAAAGAAATTGCTGATCGAAATTTTACGAATGCTCAACGCCAAGCCTATTGGGAATCTAAAGAAAATGAACGCAAAGCATTCAGTGCAAAACGTGCTGAAGAATTTGCTGACATCATCAGCATTTTACATTCCAAAAACGACAATTTTTTCAACTCGCTTGCCAGCCAATTGTTAGAAGGAAATTTATCTGTTTCGCAGGCTTACTACGTATGCAAAGCCACCAGCGAAACTGGTCGCAAAAATAAAAAGAATTCTGAGGCTTGGGAACAGATCGAGGCTCGTTGCTGTGGTTGGATGCTAACTCGTTCTGAACAACAAAAATTGAATGAACAACAATAACCTACTAATCATCGCTATCGACCCCGGCGTAAATGGTGGGGTCGCTTGGCGATTTGAAGGCAAAACATTCGCTGTTCGTATGCCACCAACAGAATTCGATTGTGTCGCTTTGCTGGTGACCCTTTCGCAATTATCTGGCTGGGTAGAATTGTATCTGGAAGAGCCTCCTTTGTTTGTAGGGAAAGCAATCCCATCGAGTGCTGTAGGCAAACTTATGTTTAACACAGGAGTACTCTATGGTGCGGCGATTGCTCTTAAATTCAAAGTACATCGAGTGCGCCCAGCGATCTGGATGAAGACGCACCCTGTCGGCACAAAAGGTGATCTCACCACTACTCAGTGGAAAAACAAACTTAAGGCACGTGCTTCTGAGTTATATCCAGATGGCGTTCCAGTTACTCTTTGGAGTGCTGATGCACTACTGATACTTGATTCTGCTACAAGAAACCAGATAAACTAATTTTCCATATGAAAAAGAAACTCAATCCACTTCCAGCAACTGCTAAAATTAAAGCCATTCCTAACACAAAGTATGTATTAATCGATGGTGATCATTTGGCTATTTTGCAGACCCCAATTTTACGTGATGATAAAATCATCTATCTCGTTGGTCTTAAGAAAGGCTCTAAACCACAAGAGATTGACGTAGATGAATTGAACAAGATTTCCTCCAAATAATAATATGCCCACACCATCTATGACCCCATCCATTGAAGCACGAAAGGATTTAGTGGCTTTTCTCAACGAGATTGAAAACGCCAGCGCAGACAAAGTTAATCCTGCGTTCAAATCTAAGTATGCCAGCCTTGCTGAAGTACTCGATACCATCAAAGCCATCGCTAAGAAGCATCACCTTGCTTTCTTTCAACAACCTACCAGTGATGGTTTAACCACGACTGTTACTGTTTTCTTTCTTCACGAAAATGGAGAAAGCATTGTTGGTGGTAATCTCTCCCACAGGACAGAAGGCTTAACGCCACAGCAACTGGGATCAGCATTAACCTATCTACGTAGACAAACAGCACAGACTGCTTGTGCTATCTCTGTCGACATTGATGACGATGGTGCTGTAGCCAGCCAGCCAACTGGCAATACGTTCACCAAGACAATCCTTAATACGCCACCACCACGTCCACCATCTAAATGAGTTGTGCTAAACCATCCAAGTTTCGCAAGCCACCACAAGGAGTGATCACAATGGGTAACAAGATTCCTTGCCCATACGCTTTGATGTTGGTCTGGGAAAATGGGAAAGTTGAAAATGCAGAATTCGTGGCAGATTCGTTAGATGGTGGTGAAATCTTATGGAAAGAGTATTTCTCTTGGCGTGGCGAATGGATGCGCTGGCGTGAGCGAGTGGCTTCCAAAATCCCAGAAAACAAAAATTACGAGTTGTGGGCGAAATGGGAAAAGGATTATTTTATGGTGCATCCTAATGATGCTTCTCCAAAACCATAATTCAATGACCCTCAAAACTCCTAAATGCATTCGTGATCGTGCTGTAAGTTTGAAATTAAAACGCAATCATTACGCATTGATTATCCTGCTCGATTCCATTACGCCATTTGTCGAATTCACCACCAAATCATCTAACGATTTTCTTGATTGCTTGATTCAATGGAAGAAAACTGAATTACCATCCTTGATTAAATCTGATGTTAAATTTTTCATTGTTAATATTGATTCCAAAAATCAAATGAAGATCAAAGAAGAGAAATTTCCCATTTACAAAAAACAAATTAAAAACTTATGAAATACGAACACATACAACGCCAGTTGAATATCATCACGCAATCCATTCGTGACGTAGAATATCTGGTCGATGCAGAAATCCTTGGCGAAGACATTCGCCATTTAGAGAGCGATGTTAAATCTGCTCAACGTGAATTGGTATCACTTGACCCAATCGACATCGTGGAATTGTATGACATCAAATACATCCACGATGAAATCAAGCGCATCGAAACAGGATTACGCATCCTGCAAAACAATTTAGATCGCTGTAAGAAAGCCATCGAAGAATCCAAAGATGCCATCGCTAATATAGCCGATGCCATCCAAGATGACCCTAACGACCAAGATTTATAATTTCCCTCCATACCAAAATAATGAGTAACAATAATGAAATGAAGCCACTGGTAAATATCACCAAAAGTGGCACTTATAACCTAAAAATGATTCGCCCCAAAGATGAGAAAGTTTGGGAACGTTTTAAGTACGACAAGAATAGCAATGCTTTTGCTCGCATCCTGTTCATCGACAAGGATGGCAATTGCTTGACCAAATTCTTTTCGTCAACGAACGCCAAATCGATTGCGATCACTGTAGGCAAGTTTTCCAACAACTTCATTCAAGTGGATGCAGATAAATTTAAGGGAATTAAAGTAGAAGATTTGTTCCAGATTTTTGAGCCAGCCTTTGGCAAAACGTGCAAAGTTGAAGTGGAAGTAAAGGATGCCAAACCATTCAATGGTAAGCCTCAGTTTGAATACGTTTTTAAGAGCATTGAACCTATTTCAGCGCCCAAATCTTCATCCATCGATTTCTAATCCTAATAAAATCCTATGCCCACAATTATTCTCATCACTGGATACGCTCGATCTGGGAAAGACACATTTCGCAATGGTTTATTTCTAAGTGGAAAAAATACAGTGTTACTTAGAAACTTTGCAGACTCCTTAAAGGAGGCTTGTGATGATTTCTTGTACAACCTTGGGCTTGATTGCAAAGACGAGAAGGCTCGTAGTTTCTTTAACGAACGTTTCAAAGTGGAACATCGTAATGCATTAGTTTCTTTTGGTAAATTTGCTCGTTCACTCGATCAAGACGTGTTTGCGAACAAATTAACTGATATGGTTAATGTCTTCACGAATGATAGTGCAGTAACCGTCGTAGTTGCTGACTGGCGTTATGTTAATGAATTGCTGGTCGTACGTAAGAATCTTCCAGATTGGCGTGTCATCACCATACGCATTAACACGTCTGGGTTGAATCCAGCCAACGAGGAAGAAGGCTTGTCGATTGGTCAAATCACAAGGGAAGTGCCTATTGATTATGAATACACTTTTGCCCCACAAAGTTTTGATTTCATTGTCTCTGAAGGCAAAAAACTCGCCAAGCAACTGCAACTCTAATGGTCGTTGATTTCACTTCAAAGCGAATCCTTCCTGATGATCTTGCCACTCGTGCTTATCTTTTGGGCATTAACTATGAACGTGCCAAATTCTTAGCATCGTGTCCACATACTGAAAATATGAAATTCCGTAAAACGAGTCAGATTGTAATCGTGCCTTTCAATGAGCAGATTCAAATCGATGAAGCCAAGCGCATTGGTATTGGTGCTAAAGACGCTTCTGATATGTTTGAAAAACCAGTAGAGGTTTTTTTGGAGCAAAACTTTCCTATGAAGAGCCTATTTCCTAAGACATCTAAATATGGTGGTTATTCGCTTTTCCAGCCTTACGATCACCAAGAAGTGACTCGCTATCTTAAATCACGCAACAAATACCAAAAATAATACTACTATGGGAAGCCATTGGATTACTTTAGAAGTAGCACGTCTGATTGACCAGAATATGCGCAAGCGTCTGGAAGAATTAGAAGACGAGAATGCTAAACTTAAAGCAGAATTAGAGAATTGTAAATTGACCTTTGATTTGCGTGACACCATCGAAGAGCAAAATAAGCAAATTGAGGCGCTGAAGCGTGACGTGCTGGAAAAGACCGCTGAAGTGCGGAACCTTAAGGAAGTGATCGCAGATCTTCACAATCAAGCCGACGACGATTTGGACAGCATTGAGACCGAACGCATCGAGAACGCTCGCCTCAAAACTGAAATTGAGCGCCTTGGAGCGTTTAAGACGCATACCATTATCCCAAACGAAAAACTAGAAGCACAGATCAAGCGTCTGATCAAAGCGGGAGATAACCTTGTTTATGTTGCAAGCGAAGACCCTGCTTTTGAACCTTTTATTAAAGCGTGGTTCGCCGCCAAGCAAGCCGCCAAGGACGGAAAGGACACACAATGAGCAAAGTAAAACGATATGCTTTGTCTAAAGAAACTTGCGATTTTGAAGAAACTAAATACGGCTGTTTTGTATGGATTGATGATTATGAAAAACTTGAAAACGACAACAAGTTGTTAAAATCAAAAAATAAACGTCTTAAAGCACAGGTCGAGCGGCTGATGGCAAAGCAAACTGACATTGATCGAATTCAAGCCCAGTCTGATTTCTATCGTTCCAAGTTAATGAACGAAACGGAATACAGCGCAAATATTAAACTATTTGACCAAGTGAAGCACCTTGAAGCACAGGTCAAGCGACTAACAGAAGGAAAGCAGCCTCCCAAATGAGTAAAGTTATAAAATTCGTGGCTTGTGGTGATAACCACGGAGATCTTCAAGACGATGAGGCTTGCGATGCTTTGTTTGCTTACTGCAAGGAATTCAAACCAGACGAGCGTATTCATCTTGGAGATTGTTTTGATTTTCGCAGTCTGCGCAAAGGAGTGTCTTCGTCTGATAATGAATCTGCTGAATCGCTTAACAATGATTTGGAATATGGATGCGAATTCCTCAAGCGATTTGCTCCAACAGTTTATCTTTGGGGTAACCACGAAGATCGTTTAGATTACTTAATCAACACTTCCTCATCAGCACTGGTCAGAGATTTCTGCATCGATAGGAAAGATTTAATCAATCGTATTGCTCGCCAGTCTGGTGCTAAAAAGATTTACCCCTATCATTCCAAATTAGGATTTCACACTATTGGATCAGTTGGCTTTGTCCACGGCTACAATCACGGTTTAAACGCCACCATTATCCAAGGCTCTCACTATACACGCAATGGCGTAAAGGCTCTCATCCACGGACACACACACAACCTTTGTTCCATTGCTTTGACCCAGCACGATTCTGGAATGGCATTCAGCGCTGGTTGCCTTTGCGATAAAGATGCAATGTCTTACGCCAAAAATCGATTAGCCTCATCACGCTGGGGTAGTGGCTTTGTCGCTGGCATCATAGATGGCACAGAATACAAGGCTTGGCTTGTCCACAAGGTTGGCTCTAACTGGGTTTTCACTGCCAATTTAACTTTTTACAAACCAAAGAAAAAATGAGTTACTTCAATCCACCATTGCCCACAAAATGATTAAACCAGTTAAAGACCCCACCTTGCTTGCCATTATTTCTGCAATCAACAAATCAGCAGAGAAAGTACCCAAGGATTTCCAAAGTACTGATGAATGGGCAAAGCAATGGAAACTATCAACAAGCACTGCTTATCGTTGGCTCAAAAAAGGAGTATCCAGTGGCATCTATGAGCGCAGGATGTTCAGAGTTATGACCAACGATGGCTATAGCGTCAAAGTACCCTATTACAAATTTCTCCCAAAAATAAAAAAGTAAAACTAACAACACCAATGCCCAACAATCCAGATAATCCAGACAACGATTTCAAACTTGTCCAAGATGTTAATCCAATCGATCACGATTGGGCATCAGAATGGTTTGGAATGCCAGAGTTTAATAATGCTCTCATCAAGCCTCATAAGGAAATCATCATTCGTTTTCGTAACGAGGAAGATTACCAAGCCTTTGCCAAGTTGATTGACCAAAACCTCACTGAAAAGACAATTGGCACTTGGTATCCATTTCTGAAACGTGGTCTGAATTCCCACAAGAAGTACATTTCAGAATAATGGCTACTCGTTATCCCATTTACGTCATCTCCAAGGGAAGATGGAAAATACGTCTGACCACAGATTCATTGGAACGTATGCACGTAGATTATAAAATCGTCATCGAGCCACAGGAATACGAAAACTATTCTGCTGTGATTGATTCTAAAAAGATTCTCGTGCTTCCTTTTAGCAATTTAGGACAAGGTGGCATTCCTGCTCGCAACTGGGTATGGGAACATTCCATCGCCCAAGGCTTTAAGCGCCACTGGATTCTTGATGATAACATCGAGATGTTCTATCGCTATAACAACAATATGAAGAACGAGGCTCTTACTGATGCTATTTTCAGAGCCTCAGAAGATTTCGTAGATCGATATGAAAATGTGCCTATGGCTGGCTTCAATTACGCATTCTTTATCAATGCTAACGAAAAGCATTCAGCCTATTTCCTAAATAATCGTGTCTATTCGTGCATCCTGCTCGATAACACAGAAACCATTCGCTGGCGTGGTCGCTACAATGAAGACAGCGATTTGGCATTACGTTTTCTCAAGCAAGGCAAATGCACCATTCTTTTTAACACGTTTCTGGCTGGCAAGAAAACCACGATGAAACTCGCTGGAGGAAATACAGATCAACTATATCAAGGTGATGGTCGTAAAAAAATGGCTAAAAGCCTAATCGAACAACATCCAGATTGCGTTACGATGTATTGGCGCTTTGGTAGGTGGCAACACAAGGTTGATTACTCTCAATTCGCTAATAACAAATTGATTAAAAAGCCTAATTTACCCAACTACCCAAAAGTTGATAATTACGGAATGAAGTTAGTAGAATTCCCAACCACAAAATAATTTAACATCTATGCCCAACGATCTTCCTGCATCGAGCCTTGATGCAGAGCGTTATCTTCTTGGCGTTTTATTAAGAGACCAACTTCCCTTACCAGAAGGATTACGACCCTATCATTTCTTTCAGCCAGCACACGAGCAAATTGCTGATGCTATTGATTCTGTCGTAAGTGATAATCATTTGCCAGATGAGTTAACTGTCTTCCAGAAACTCACTGAATGGAAATCAAATATCACAGCACACTATCTGGCTGATCTCACGACCACTGTTGGCTTCTCTCTGCTCAACAAAGGCTGGCTCGATGCAATCAAGCGTACTGCTTACATACGAGCGCTCTGTTCCACTCTTACCAAAGCAGAAGAGTTGCTACGCCAGCCAGAAGCAGACGCTTTAGCCATCAATCGATTTGTCACTGAAAACTTCAAAAACCATTCTGACGAATTTTTACCCCAGAAGAAGGAAGCACTTTCTGCTGAGTTGATGAATCTCAACGATCTGGATTCATTCGATCGCAAAAACGACCCCAACAACGTGCTGGGCAATCGATGGCTCTGCAAAGGAGGCAGTCTGCTTATCGTAGGTCAATCTGGCACTGGGAAATCATCGCTGATGATGCAAGCCTCGCTCCATTGGGCAATAGGACGTGATTTCTTTGGCATCAATCCCATAAGACCCTTGCGAACCATCATCCTACAAGCAGAAAACGATCTTGGCGATGTTGGTGAATGCTTCCAAGACATAAAGGCTGGCGCTATGTTTCACGAGCAAGACAATCGCCTTCTGGAAGAGAATCTGCACATCTATCGTGACACCATCTGCACTGGTAAAGCCTTTGCTCGTCTGATGCGTAATCTAATCATCAGACACTCTGCAGACATATTCTTTTGCGACCCTCTTTTGTCGTTCGCAGGAATAGATGTCTCTGACCAAGAGCAAGTTAGCAACTTTCTGCGTCACGACATAGCACCTATTCTGCTCGAAACTGGATGTATTCTTGTGGCTATGCACCACACTGGCAAGCCAGCCAAAGCCAGCGACAAGGAAGGACAGACAGTGGCTGATCTCGCCTATTCTGGTCTGGGTTCGAGCGAATTCACCAACTACTTCAGAGAAGTGGCTGTGCTGATGCGATGCCAAGGGGAAAACCCAGTCTACAAGTTTGGTCTTACCAAACGTCGGGGTCGCTCCAATCTCAAAGACATCGATGGACGCTTTGCGCCAGAGATTCTGATTCGCCACGCTCGCCAGCAAGGAGTTATCAAATGGGAGTATTCCACGTCTGATTCTGACAGTACTTCCCAGACCCCCCCTAAATCCAACGCTAATACCCCAAGGAGGCACTAATGGGGTATAATTGGTATCAACCTACCAGCCAGACCCTATACCCACCTTAAAAGCCAAAATCGACCAATATGGCTACTTTCCCAAAACGTGGACATTCAGTATTAAAAAACGTGGACATTCAGTATTATATATCCCCTAAAGGGGATATAGATAATGTAAGGATGATTTATTTTTCCTTATCGCTCCCCTTGATGGGTCGCTAGGAAAAATAGTCTATGAGTAGATATAAGCGCCATTGGGAACGTTGTTGGAGACTCTATCCAGACAGGATGAGTAATAACTTGGCTATCTCACGATCTATCAAAATCAAACAGAGCCAAGCCTATGAACAAACTTGGAAACAGTTTATCCAATCTACCACTTTTCCTAAAACCAAATCTGAATTCAAAATCTGGATACAATCACTCAATACCAAAGAATCACCAAGTACGCTTAAAAAATACTTCTATCGTCATCAGTTAATCATCTACGATAAAGCATCCAAACTTTGGATACTACCCACTTGCTCTACGTCAATTGACTCTCAATAGTGGTTGCAGGATGCCATTAGAAAGTGATGACGTAAGCAAGCAGTACTCCAAGTGGTGGCGTGGTCTTAAATCGTCTGAACGCAAAGCACTGATTGCGTCTGGTTATTTCGATCCACAAAAGCCTCACAACGCAGAGCCATTGGACATACGCTCTAAGTTAAACGATACGCCAATCTCATTCCTGCCACGTGATTTGGAATGGCACTCAGATCGTTTCAAACTCCAACTATCATCACCATCAACCTATGAGGAAGTATGTGATAACGAAACGAAAAGGGTAGACGATAAGCAACGTCAGTTGGTTAGCGATCGTCTGCAAGCACTATTCTTCTTCATCATTAAACGTATGGATGAATCGAGCGACTGCTCGATGAGGCTGGATGCTGATGTGCTACGCATCGTTATTGGTGCTGATAATCCACCAAGCCAGACGAAGTTAGCCAAGCGCTATGGGGTCACAAAACAGGCAGTGTCCATTAGATGTCGTACTTTGCTACGTCAGTTGGGCATCGAAACCAGTTTATTTATGCGACCAGAAGATGAAGTGAATTCGATGCGTGTTTCACGCATTTTACGTCATTATTCTGCGAGTGCTACCCCACCTAAGGAATCTTTTGATGTAGGGTATAAGAAGCCTACGCGGTTGCGAC